CATCACGTAAGTGAGGGTGATTGCTCAGCAGAAGACGTACGAGCTGATTGGACACGCGATCGGACGCATCGCTCAGATCGAGCGTTGCCAGACTCCCATCGAGGGAGCCCTGTCGAGCCATCTCCTGGTTAGGGATTTGGTCATCGAATCCGATCATACTCGAGAAGGGAAACCGAAGATGTTGACCACCTTCGTAATACCCCTGCTCGATGTACTCCACGATCTTGTCTTTGACCCCCTGCTGCATGTACTGCATACAGGTAGGTTCAATCGCAATGATCCTGGGCGTCTTCAGCGTCTTAGGTACCGCTATGACCCTGACGGGTCTCTCGGTACCAGGTTCGAGGAAGTTCACTCGGTCTGCCAGATAAGAGAACCTGGCATTCGCGAGAGCGTGAACCCCGAAGGGGAACATACGCTCTAAGCGTTCAGGCCACTCCGTCTGATCAAACTTTCGGTTACCCGTCAGTTTGTCAGCGGTGGCGCCCGGACCATGGTTGGGTATGACCTCGTCATAGTAGACATCGCTGTCTGCATGACTTAGGACAGAGGCCCAGAGTAAGACGGACATACGCTTCCACTCCGCTAAGGAGTCTGGCGTCATCTTCTTGTCCGCCGCTCGAACTTCCTGCTCACACTCGACAAACTTGCGCATCGCGCCTCTGTACCGAGCATCACTGCTGGGTAGGAGGATCTTCGAAAAGAGCAACGTGAGTTGTCTCATCGCGAAGATGGAATCGATGCACGGGTCGTCGAGCAAGAGACCAGTGCCACGATCGAACACACGATCCATGAAACCCCCTAGGAATAGAGGGAGACAGCCCCTTTTCGTGAATGCTGAAAAGGAGCAGGGATCTACCTTCCCATCGTCAAGGGCCCTTTGGAGGTCCGAGGCGTAGGTAGGCAAGGTTATCGTTAAGAACGATGACCCCTCGTGTTCGAGTCGACTCTTGACCTTCTTGAGGTCGAGAGTGGTGCTAACACTACATCTGGTTCCCAATTCTCTGGAAACCTCGTGCCAGAGGTCGATCAGGTCTGTTCGCACAATCCTCTCCTTAGTAGAAGGGGTACTGTGAACCTCAGCCTGAACATCTCCTGGCCATCTACAGATCGCCAAGCCGCCTAGAAACTTCAGTTTCTAGCGACTCCGTGTTAGCTTCCTGCAAGTCTTTCGACTCTTGGAAGTTTGCGATGATCGCGCGCGCATCCTCATTGCTGAGGTGCTTGAGCGAACGCCGCCACGGAGCCAAGGCTTCGGATGGCTCTGTCCAAACTACTGACCACCCCAGAGGGGGGGAGTAGACGGACAGGATATAGTGGAGCTCAGCGTCGGTGAGATTGTTAATCACATCTCCCCGCTTGCTGAATTTTCCGCTTGTCTTGCCCATCTATCTCCCTTACCCTTCTGGAGTGGTGTGGTAGTGCTAGGACTCGCCACCCAAAATCTTGGTGACGATCGCACCGGAAGAGGCCTGCAGGTACGCGAAGTACCCGTCAGACTCGAGCTTTGCCTGCGCAACTGTCCATCCCTGAATCGGG